AAAGAAATATCAAGGTCAGTATTTGCGTCCCAATTCAACTGCATTTGTGAACTACCAAGCATATTAACAGAAAAGTTTGTTACATCATTCGGTGGTTCAGTAGCACCAACTATTTTTCTAGTTTCTGTGATTGTAGATGAAGAAGAACCTAATGAATTTATAGCTCTACATCTAACATTATAAGTTGCATCATCTATGACATTAAGCATTTCATAATTTAGTTCAGTTCCCTGACCTATAATTTTAAAATTTGTTTCAGTAGAAAGTTTTGCCTCTACGACATAATATTGAACAAATTGATCTGTAGATTCACCTATTGCTATATTTAATCTTGTTATTACAGTTCCCTCCGAATATTCAATTAATTCATCAGTTAAAGTAATACTTGCAGGAGGAGTTACTGAAAATGGATTTGGTAAAGTCGTACTAGGTATAGAAGCTACTTCCTGTTGAGTTCCGAAAGTATAAAATGAATCTTGATGTTCTGAACATTGTAAACTTACTGTATGATCAGCATTCAAAGTAAGACCTTGAACTCTAAAAGCTTTTGCTGAAAATCCTGGTGTTGCATGAGTAACATTCACGATATCGCCTATCGCTAAATCAAGAGCTGTTGCATCTGCCTTGATTGATATATCTAAACTTGACCTTGATCTTCTTAGAATAATCTCAGCCATTTCTTGAGCTTGATAAGGGCTTGTCAACATAGAAAAATCAAATCTACCTTCTAATAATAAACCACCGTCTGCTGTTTTCATTGTAGCATGTTGATCAGCACTCGCTAATCCTGTTTCATCAACAGGCGGAAATTGTGCAGTATCTGATTGAAAATTTTTATCTGGATTAATAAAATTTACTATAACTCTGTTATATCTTGAGTTTTTATTTTTACTTGAAACTGTTATGCCATTTAGAATATTATCTTCTGTAAGAGTGATTGAAGCAGAACCTGATGTCTCAACTAGGATTTTATATTTACCTGCACTAAAATTTAGATAAGATCTAGAACCACGAACAAAATCTTTGACATTATCAATAGCTTTTTTAGATGTATCAACAACAGTATGACTATCCATTAGATCAATAGCACTAGCACCAGAAAAAGGAGTTATATCTGCATCGCAAACATCACCAGCTACTTGCCAATCTGCAAAATTAGAATCGAAATAACTATTAGGAATACTCATTCCAAATCGTGTATCTCGTAAATAATCTAATAATTGATAAATAGGATTATCAGAATAAGCCCATGTAGTTGAATCATCTTTTCTATGACTACCACTACCTCCTGTTACAGTAGAATCTAAATTAGGATTATATACTTTTTTTCCTTCTACTATTGCATTGACAGTAGGTAAAGAACCAAACTTATCAGCATTCCATTTAAACTTAATTGCTAAATATGCTAATCCTCTAAGTCTATGATTTGAAGTCCATGATGATAATGTACTCAATAATGATGAAGCATTTTGACTGTCAGTACCGAAATGTGGCTCACAAGTAATTAAACTTTGTGAATTTTTAGTATCAAAAAAATTTGCATCACTACTTGCTACTGTAATTTGTGTATTATCAGCTATATCACCTGACCAAGTAACTTGACTATCATTTATAAATATTGAAGTAATATCATTTATTTCGCCTTCACTTAATACGATTGCCATATATAAAAATTCATTATCAGTTCCTGATGTTTCTAAAAAAACTACATTACCACCAACTTTTCTTGTTCCATAAACAATAGGTATATGAGAATTAGAACTAAATTTATTTACTAAAACTCCCTTTGCATTTTGATCAGCTTGAAGATCGCCAAAGTCTGGAATGTCTGGCATAGGAATAAGCCAGCCAACAAAATCTTCAATAATATCAACAAAAATATCAACGATATCTTCAACAAAATCAAGGACTGGCTCAAGAGGATTCCAACCACCCATTACATTAACCTCCAATTAGAACCCATATTTTCAAAACCTAATTTGTAGAATACAGGGTCAATGCCTAGACCAGATGTTATTGATAAAAGAATATGCATATCGTTTGATTCATTTTTTACAGTATCAATAATTTTTTTTGTAAGTTGATAATTCCTAAATTCTTTTTTAATATATATCATTTGTATAATAATAGCTTCTGTTTTACTAAACCAATATTCAGATTTATTATACATGCAAGTTCCTATAAGTTCGTCATTGTCTAAATTTTTAATACAAATAACTTTTCCTTTTTGTAAAAGTGTATTGATAAAGTGTAATAATTTTTGTGTATCTATTTTAGGAAAATCACAATCTGCTAAATCTGTTTCCTTATACTCAACTAATAAATTATATAAATCTGTGACATCTTTTTTTTCTCCTTGATAAAAGTTTAAACTACTCAAACTCTTCCCCATTTTATATCACGAACAGTTAAAGCTGCAAACTCCATTCCTTTATCAGAACTAAAAAATCTTTGTTGTGAATTATCTGTTGTAGTACGACCAGATGTTTTACTAAAGTTACCCCAATGTGAAGTTACACTAATAATTAAATTAGCAGTAGTAGTATTGTCACTAATTTTATATTCATCTATCGTTCCATAAAATAGTAAAAAAGGGTCTGATATAAGAGCATTACTAGAATCTAAAAATCCTCTATAAACAAAAACATCATCATTGATAATATTTTCATTCAGAGCTACTGATATATAATTTTGATCAACCCCAGATAGACTAATTGATAAAGTATTTTTTGTAGGTCTATTTGTTTCATTAACTCCTGTAATACTTCTTAAGTGACCATTTGAAACATAAGTTCTTGAAGTTCCAGATATATTTGAAGTTATATCAAAACTTGCATTAGTTAAATATATTGGAGTACTAAATCCAATTTCTATTAATAAAACAGGATCAATAACTCCTGTAGCTAATTCTGTTTTTACCGAACTCGATAATCCTCTTGCCATTATAAACTTTCAATAACATCAAATTCATATTTAAATAACAAATTACCGTCGCTATCATTTTGTCCTGTTTGAAACTCCTGGACATCACTAGTTAGATGAACAGTAAATTGAATTGAATCATAAGCAACAGAACTATTATTTGAAAGAGCAGTTCTTAATGGAGGTTCTATTGTTACAGTTGCTGCATTACTTGATGAAGTAACATCATCTATAATCATATAAACTTTATCATGTGCAAATTTTATAAGATCGCCAGCTTTTAATCTTCCCGCTCCGTCACTTGCAAAACCATCAATAGCTATAGTTGTGTCTGCTGCAGAGTGAGCTCCATTCACTAGCAATGTTCCTGTTTCACTACCGAGTGCATTAAAATAACTCGGCAAGGTTATGGTGAAATTTTCTTTTCTTGCTCTTTGCTTCATAATAAAAGCCATGATTGGAGCAAACTCTGTTCTTTTCATAGGAGGATATGAAACTGTAAAACTAAATCGTTGTCCTTGAATTTGTCGTCTAAATGTTTTTCCGCTATCTGTTTCTGTAAATAAAGTTTTTTGATTGCTTTTTAAATTAATAGCATTGAAATTAGTATTAGGTAAAGCTCCACTCATATAATTGACATTTTACCTTTTTCATTCACTGCATTATTAATCATATTAACGATAGTTCCTCTACTATTGACTAATAGTTCATTAAATCCTCTTGCGTCAACTGTATTAATATTAAAATTAATATTTATTCCTGCAGTTCCATTTGGTTGAATTGCTCCTGCTTGATTAGGAACAAATAATTCTGGGCCTTGTTCACCAACTATAAAAGGTTTATCTTTTTGTACTGGGCCTCCTGTTCTTCTTCCTGTGTATTGCGTTTGAGCAATAGTTGCAACTTGAGCCGCTCCTAATGCACCAATTCCTAATGCTAATGGAATACCGAAAGGCCCCATACCTAAAGCTTTTGTAACCCCTTGTGCTGTACTAACTATAGCATCTTTAATAGCTAAAGCTTTATTAATTTGGAATAATGTTCTGTTATGTCTTGATAATTGATCTAATGCTTCACGGCCAGTTTGTATTGCAAGTTGTTTTTTATTTTCATCTGATAATTTATTAAGTTCTAAATCTTCCATTCTAAAAGATTTTATTAATCTAAATTGTTTATCAAAATGTGCTTGTTGATCTTTTAGTTCTTGTTCTCTTTTATTTCTTAAAAATTCCTCTTCTAATTTTGCAGCATCTTTGATTATTTTTAATTTTAATTGTTCTAATTTAAATGTTTCCTGTGCGAATTGTTTATTGGCTTCTTTTTCTGATAAAAGATCTCTAGTAATTTTTTCTATTCTAATATGTTCTAATGCGTCCATAGTATCTTGAACTAATTTAAGTTCTTTCAACATATTATTTTCTATTTGATCTAAAGGACTCATTCCTCTTTCATTTATTCTTTCAAATGTTTTTGCATTATCTTCAACGACCTTTTGCATTTCTTTGAGCATATCAATCGTTCCATCACCGGCTATAGTTACTCCTCTAACTGCATCTGCAGATTTTTTAGAAGCTGATCCTATTGCATCACTTGCTTTTAAATATTCATCTTCTGTATTTCCTATTGCAGTAGCAGAATCATTTAAATCTTTTATGAATCCGTCAAAAAATTTATCTAATTGATTAAAAGCAATAAATACAGCTCCACCTTTTAGAATAGCAGCTCCCAATCCAGCTAAACCTTTTGAAACTGCTTGTGAACCGAGTGCAACTGCAATCATGCTTTTTGCAAACTTCATAGCAGCTATTGAAGCATTAATAAAAAATCCAGCTATTTTTAGTGCTATAATTAATTTAAATATTTCTAATAGTATATCAGCATTATCTTTTACAAATGCAAAACCGTCACCTAATCTATCAACGGCTAATCCTAAACCTGATCCAAGAACTTTAGCAAATTCGTCTATTGAAGCTTGATTATCTTCTATAAAATCATCTAAGTCACCAAATTGTCTTTTTAATTCTGGGAAGAAACCTTCTTGTACTATTATTCTTTTAAAGTTGAATACTTTATCATTTAACATAGATAAAGTTCCCTCAAAAGTTTTTGCTAGGTCATCAGTAACTGATCCGAATTCACCTCCTGGACCAAAGACTTTTTGGAAAGCTTCAATAGTTTCTTGTACTGATACTTTCGCTCCTGCAGAGAAACCAAGCATATCTCTAACGCCTCGTTCTCTAAAAATATCAGCGGAAGCAATACCACCACTAAAAGCTCTTTGTATTTGTGTTGCAGTAGTTTCAAAATCTAAACCAGTAGCTGCAGCAACATTACCTGTAATTTTTAATATCTCGCCTAATTGTTCAGCATCATCAGAAACAACAGCTAGATTTCCTGCACCTCTTTGTATTTCTTCTAATGAAAAAGGAACTTTACCAGCAAATTCAGCCATGACATCAAAAGCTCTAGCTCCTTCTTCTACACTACCAAATAAAGCTTTTAATCTTACTTGAAGGCCTTCAATTTGAATACCTGTTTGAACTATTGATCTTATTGCTAGTCCTGCACCTAAACCGATAAGTGCATTTTTAACATTCAAAACACTTCTTTTTGTTCTCTCTAAATTATTATTTACATTATTGAGCGCCTGTTTCGATTTATCTTTAGCGACAATATCAATATTAACTTTTTTTGTTGCCATTATCTACGCTGAGCTTTCATCAAGTTTAATTGTCTTTCATGTTCCTTACTTTGATTTTCAAAATAAGCTTCCCATATATTAAACTCATATACGGACATTTGCAAGATTTCTGGAATAGTTTTATGTAATCGTTCAGCAAGAGCGACTACATTATAAAAATCTGGATTTTTTAGTTTTTTTTAATGTCATCATAACCAGTCCCTAATATTTGATTAGCAACTCTTGCGACAACATCTGTATCTGCATGTGTTTTGAAATTCAGTTTATCATTTGGAGTAAACATTTTTTCATGATCTTTATTCAAAGATTTTTCAATTATAATATCAATTAGAATATTAAGGTCTTCACCTTTAACATTCTTAAACAATTTGCTTTTCTCAAGCATATTAAAAGGTTTAGCATAGATAGCTTTATCACCAACTAAATCCCATTCTGGCACTTCTATTACTTTGATTTGTAAATCGTCAAAATGTGATTTTACTCCGTCAAAGTAATTTACCTTTTCTGCCATATAATTATGCTACAGTACCGATAGTAAGACCACCAGAACCTTGGATAGAAACTGTTCTTGTTGATACACCGTCCAAAGATACACCTACTGACATTCCTGTAATAATTCCAGAACCACTTAATTTTTGATCCCCACTATCATTACCTTCTGGCAAAAATGCAAAAGTTAAACTTGCGCCTTGTACTAAAGCTCCTTGTCCAGAATCAGTTTCGTCATAGTTCATATCTACTGAAGCAGTAAAAGTTCCTCTACCAGCCAAAAAAGATTTCATTGAATTACCTAATGCTGTATCTTCTACAACATCATGAGTAGTATCAACTGTGAAACCTGTTAGATTTGCAATAGTAGAACCGCCAACTGTCATAACACCTTCTTTACCGTGATGTGTTGCCATTTTTTACTCCTTTTCTTTCTTTAAATCTTTTATAATCTTTTCAGTTTCCTTTGCAACTGAAATATTTTTTTTATTATCAAAAGTCTCATAACCTAATTTTTTATAGTGATCGACAAATTCTTCCGATACTTTAATCATGCTATCGCCTTTTTTCATGTTAATGTCTTTAGCCATTATGCACTCCCTCTAGTGAATTCATACATTACACGCACAGTTATTCTTACAGCTCCATAAGGAAAAATAGTTCCTTCATCTGACGATGCCTCAATAATTTGTGTATCCAATGCATTACCGTTTCTAGTTATATCATTATCTAAAGTTTCTTCAACTACTTCAATAATTTGGTTTCTTACTGTATCAATATTACTTGATGTGCCTTTTCCAAAAGCAATAATTATAAAATCAATAGTAGCTCTATATGAACCCGCACCTGTAACTCCTATTGAAGCTGGCTCTCTGCTTTCGTCACCAGATTGAATAAAAGCACAAGGAAATTGTGCGTCGCTTACTTCCTCTACATCAAATGGCTCTCTAGTTAATTTTTTGAATTCTATTGGACTAGTTACTGCGTCTAGTTTTGTTATAATATCACTTGCGATATTTTCTCTTTTGCTCATCTAATCCCAACCTGTTGAAAATAAAATTTACTAAATTCATTTATTAATTTTGGTTCTTCTTGTTTTCCTATACTAAAAAAAGGTCTTTTTGTTTTCTTTTTTCCAACGCCTAGGATATCATGTCTAAATGCTCTTTTTTCCATATCTTTATTAGCAAATAATAATGTTGACTTTTTTCCTCTCACTCTAAAATCTAAACTTCTAAACATTTGTCCAGATAATGTAAGATCAACTATATCAGAATTTTCCTTTATACTTTCATATGCTATTTTTGTTGCCGGTGCATATGGAATAAATTTTCCTCCATCTGGTTTTTGTCCTCTTTGAGTTCTTTTAGTGATCATTTGAATAGCCATATTAGAAACTCTGTTTAGTGATCTTTGTATTGCTATTGATTGTTTTCTAGAAATTTTTTTTAGAAGTTTTTTGACCTCTATTGTATTGACATCAATTTTGATTTCTGCGACCACTATCTAACAAGTCTAAGCATATGCAAAGGCTCTTTTTCACTGTCTTGCACAGTTCCGTCCTCATTTTCGTTATATTCAACTCCATCACGCAATATTGCCTGAAACTCTTCTTCGTATCTGTCCCTGTAAAAATCTATTTGAACTTGGAATGTATCTTTACCTTCTCCTGTATCTGGGTCTCGCCATTTAGTTAATTGAGGATAGATATATTTCCATAATGCTAAATAAACTACTGATAACTCCCATTGTGACGGAGTTAATTTACTATTAGTCATTTCAACTGTAGTAACTTTTGTAATATCTTTATATCTAACTTGATGTCTATATCTTTCCCACCATTCCTCACGAATGCGTCTTAAAACATCGTTTTCAGCAAATTGAATTTGATCTACAAAAGTAGTTATACCAAATCCTAAAATATCAGGTTGTATCTTCTGCAAATGTGTATTTTGTACACTAAAGACAGTAGAGGACATTATTTTTTAGTTTTCTTTTTCTTAACTTTTTTAATAACTTTTTTAGCTTCAACTTTTTCAGTTTTTACAGTTTTATCATTTTGTAAAGACCAACCACGCATATTAAATCTTTCAACATTGTTTTCATAGTCGTGTTTATATCTTTCAATAACTTCGCCTTTTTTATTAACAAGTTTTACTGTTTCTATACTCATAATTTTTTATATCAAATAAGGGGCGGATATACCACCCCTTTATAAGTTTTATTTAGTTAGCAAGAGTATCTGCTGTTAATTTAACTCCATATGAATCGTGAAGCTCACCAACGCCAAATACTGCAGTCGCAACTATTTCGTCTGCACGAAGCGACGCATCTCTTTGTGTTTCAATTTTTAAGTCTTGCATCATTGCTAAACCTAAAGCATCTTGTGAGAATACTCCTCCGATAGAGTCGTCGGAACCGTCAACGGAAATGTTTGAAGTTTCAAATAATTGAATACCTGCAACAGTTCCTACAAAGCCAGTTCTCATAGCTTCATTTGAAAGTTCTGTATCTCTACCAACAAATGTATTTGTCAAAGATTTTTTGACATTGAAAATTTGTTTAGGGTGGAATACACCGTAGTATGGACCAGGTGCTTTGTTAGTTTTAAGTTCAGCTGCACATTCAAATAAATCTTGAACGGTTAGTTCTGAACCTGCTCCGGGACCTTTTTCTGTAGAAAATCCAGAAAATAAAGCTGCAAGATCAGAATCAATCTTAGTTGCAATGCCTTCTCCAAATAATCTACCTATATCAGCTGCTACATTTCTAGATGCTGAATTTCTGGCAAGGTCTGTGAGTGTTGTCATCACTCCCACTTCGGATGCTGTTATAGTTACCGAAGATGGATTAACTGCCGTGTTTGATAGGTCTGAAGCCTCACTAACTGCTGCAGCACTTACTGTTGAATAAATCGGTACTTCAACTGATTTACCTCCACCTGCAATAGTGTAGTTTCGGACAAGACCTCTCATTATAGATTGCTCGCTAGCTACGAACAATGCTTCTGCGACGATCTCAGTATATAGTTCCGATATCGTACTACTTGTTGTTTCATTAGCCATTTTTTAACTCCTCTTTAATGGTTATGTTTTGTTATTAATAACCGTCGGACTTGAATCTCTTTGCTGTCTGTATTTAGCATACTTCTTCCTGTCGTCAGGATTATTCATATTTAAATCACTCAAATTTAAAGGTTTATTGAGCTCTGTCCTATCCACATTTGACACTGAGCCACTACCACTAGGAGTAGCAGTAACAAAGTGAGGGTTCTGTGTTAAAAACTCTTGAACGAACTCGTCAGTCGTCAAAAGCTCCCCTTTGCTGTTATATCGTGCTATATTATTTTTATCAAGTATTTCTACACTTCCAGAATCACTTAGCTTTATATTATTCTTCAATAATTCAACTACTTGATCTGGATTGATAGCACGATTTTTTGAAGCTGAAGAAAGCAATGCCTTATTAATTTTTATATCTTTAAGTTCACTTTCTAAAGTTCCAATCTTTTTGCTATACTCTTCCGATTTCTCTTTAAGTATTTGTTCAAATTCGCCTTTTTGTATTTTTTGTTTTTCTTCTGCCTCTCTAGTCAATTTGACTGCATTGATAGCAGTGTCTAAATCTTCAACATCTAACTTTTTATATATTGAAGCTCTCTCTTTAGCCAATCGTTGTTTGACTATATTATTTACATCTTCTTCACTAAAAGAATTGCCATTTACAGTTTCTTTTATTTCTTCTTTTGGTTGCTCTTCAACCACAGTTTCCGTAGTTTGTTCTACTTGATTTTCTTCTGCCATTTAATACTCCCTGTTATATAGACCAATCTGGATCAGTTGGAATCCAAGTATGTCGGCAACGATATCCACCTCGAACTATAAAAGGATCGCCTGGACTTTTGCCTTTCC